CGGAAGCGGAAAGTACGCTGCAAAAGCGTATTGATGCGGAGATAGAGAACATTTTACGAAAGGGGTAATCCGTTTTGACAGAAATTGATTTACTGGACGCATTGGCGGAGGAATCGAAGGAAGCACTGAAAGGATTCCGGCTTCGGTCAGCAAAAGAAAATTTAATCCCCATCAACATTTACACACAGAATTTACCCGTAAAAAGGGAAAAAGAGGATGAAAGCCTTTATCCCTATGTGCGTGTATGTTTTGACGAAGAGGAAATCGCAAGCCGGGATGACCCATTGGTGGTTTATGTGTATTTCATCATCGGGGTTATAGACAAGGAAAAGGACAAACAGGGCTTCCGGGATGTTTTGCAGATTGCAAATACTATTTATCAGCATCTTTTCCGCAAGGGAATCATTGCCGATGCGTTCCGTCCGGATTATCCTTTTAAGATAGCGCTGCAAAAGGATGAGACATATCCGTATTTTATCGGCGGAATCGAAAGCAGATGGGAGTTGCCAGTATTCAGAGAGGAGGACGAATTTATATGACGGAGCAGCGTATGTATATAGGTCCGCCAATTCCGGGAGTTGTGAAATACGGAACGGTTTTCATCGGGAGTTTGCCGGACGGACTCATGAAAAAGGCGGGAGAGATTGGCAGCATCAACAATCTTGTGATTCCAATTGAGGGAATCACGGATGCAAAGAAAGCATTATCCGAGCCGGGGAGCGTTGTAAATGTTTCCTTCAGCCGGGTAGAAAATTATCTGAAAGGAGAGAAATAAAAAATGTCTGTTTACAAACACGGTATCAGCACAAGCAGAAAAGCCACGGCATTAACAACGCCCCTTATCAGTACAGCGAATGTTACGGTGGTTATCGGCACAGCCCCGGTAAATATGGCAAAAGACCCTTACCACGCCGCCAATGTGCCGTTTGCGGCATATTCAAAGCCAGATGCGGTGGCAAAAATGGGATGGAGCGAGGATTTTAAGAGGTACACCATCATGCAGAGCGTATACGCCGAATTCAACGTGTTTGCGGTTGCGCCGCTTATCATGATTAACGTGCTTGACCCCAACAATGAAAAGCATGTCACGGCGGTAGCATCCAAGGCTTACAGCGTCACAAACAAAAAGGCGTTTATCCCGGCGGAGGGCATCCTTCTGGACACAATCGAAATCACAAATGAGGATGCAAGCGAAACCTTAAAGGCGGATGATGATTATGTTGCATCCTTCGCCGATGACGGAACGGTAATTATCGGATTTACGGATGCCGGGGCAGCGAAAGCCGGGGGAAGCATCAAAGCACTTTATACAAAATTAAATCCCGATGGCGTGACCTATCAGGACATCATCGGCGGCTACAATGTTTCCACACGCACAAAAAAGGGGATGGAGGTTATCGGGGATATTTTCCCGAAACTTGGCATTGTTCCCGGTACACTGATAGCCCCCGGATTTTCCCATATCCCGGCAGTGAATACTGCGCTTACGGCAAAATCAAACCTTATCTACAGTCTGTTTTCCTGTAAAGTGGTGTCGGACATTGATTCATCCGGCGAGGGGGCGGATTCCATCGACAAAGTAAAGGACTGGAAGAATAAAAATGCCTATTCCGACCGCCGGACTTTTGCCGTGTGGCCGAAGGTAAATGTGGATGGCTATATCTATTACTTTTCCGCACAGCTTGCCGCCCTTTTGCAGCGGTTGGCAGCAGATAATGGCGGTGTGCCGTCCGAATCGTGCGACAACAAGGGATTAAAAATCAGCGGGCTTGTTCTTGAGGACGGCACGGAAATCATGTTCGACATGGACGAAGCAAACGATTATCTCAATGCAAACGGCGTAATAACAGCCGTAAACATTGACGGATTCCTTGCATGGGGCAGCAATACATCCGCTTATCCTCAGTCAACGGATGTCGTGGACAGATGGGTAACATCCGTAATGATGTTTGACTACATCGAAAACAATTTTAAGCGCAGTTTCTTCTCCAAGGTTGGCAGCAAGACTAATTACCGGGAGATTGAGGATGTTGTATTATCTGAAAACTTATCCCTTAACGGCTTGAAAGGTTCGGATGATATTGCCGGGGGCGAGATTTCCTTCAGCATGGAGGATAACCCCCTCACACAGATTCTTGGTGGCAAGATTCTCTTTAAGGAGCGGCTTGCTACATATCCGCCGATGGAGGACATCGAAAATGAATTTGAATTTGATCCCACCATTTTACAGGCGGCACTGGAAGGAGGTAACAGCTAATGGGAAGCCCGTATGAATTACCCGACAAAATAAATAATTTCAACGTGTACGATGGAAAGACAAAGCTGATTGGTATTTCATCCGAAATTACAATTCCGCCCTTCGACCCGTTGACCGACACGCTGAATGTGGCCGGCATGGCCGGGGAAATCGAAAGCGAAGTTATAGGCTCTTACGGTTCTATGAAAATCGAAATCCCCTTTGAAAACCTTTCGGATGATTTCTTTTCTTTTGCACGAAGCACGAATCCTATTGTGCTGCGTGGCGCAATGGAGATTTTCAACACGCAATCACAGGCAAAGTCAACTATCCCTATCGTTGTGACGGTCAAGGGGCGCACAATGAACATCAATCCGGGAGTGCTGAAAAAAGGCGGAAAGGGCCAGCCTAGCATCACAAAGGAAATTACCTACATCAAGATTACCATGAACGGCAGCACACAGGTAGAACTTGATAAGCTGAATAATATCTGCATCATGGGCGGCGTGGATTTGCTTGCGAAAATCCGAAGCCAGATATAAAAGGAGTATTGCACAAAAAACGAGCTGTCTCTTTGTAAAATATGACGGACACTGAAAGAAAGAGAGGAAAGAACGCATGAAAGCAGCGGACGAAATGGGCATGGAGTTGACCGCCGAGGGCGGAGAGGAAAAAAAGGTTATCCCGATGGAGCAGCCGGAGGTAAAGGGCGGCAAGGCGGTGGAGGATTCCAGGGAAGAATCCGATGATGAAGTGGATATGTATGTGAAATTCTCAAAACCCTATGTATTTGAGGATGATACATACGATGGGCTTGATATGTCAGGCCTTGAAAAACTCACAATGGACGATTTGACCGAGATTGAGAAGAAATTTTATAAACAGGGCGTTGCCAGTTTCAACCCGGAGAACACGGCCACTTATGCGAAGATTGTCGCATGGAAAGCAACCGGGCTTCCTATCGAGTTTTTCAATCAGCTTCCTGTCAAGGATATTCAGAAAATCAAAAGCCGGGTAGTGAATTTTTTCTACAACTAGGAATCAGAGCAAAGGACGGACGGGACTTCAAAAAGGTTGCCGTCCGTCTTTCCATGTCCACAAATACAGGGATGGATTTTTTCTATGGGCTTGCGTTGTCTGATTTCATGGATGTTGCGAAGGAAGTGGTGGAATATGGCAGGCAGCAAAAAAACAGAATACGAAATAGCAATACAAGTCGGGGGAAAAGTAGCGGCATCCTTCGGTAACAGCATGAAGGAAGTAAACAATGGCTTTAATTCTATGGTAAACATGGCAAATTCAGCCGCTAAAATGGTTGCCGTTGCCTTTTCCGCCGTGAAGGTGGGGGAATTTGTCACGGATGCCGTTCAAGTATATTCTGAGTTTGAGCAGTCTATGGCAAACACGGCGGCAGTGGCGTCCGCCACAAAATACGAGTATGCTCAACTTGAAGAAGCCGCCCGTGAAATGGGGAAAGTCACGACAAAGACGGCGGCGGAAGCGTCTGATGCGCTTGGCTATATGATGCTTGCCGGGTGGGATGTAAACGATTCCATTTCGGGGCTTGAGCCTGTACTTCGGCTTTCAGAAGCCACACAGATGGATTTGGCAACGTGTTCCGATCTGGTAACGGATTCTATGTCGGCACTTGGCTTGTCAGTGGAGGATTTGACCGGGTATCTGGATATATGCACGGCGGCGAATAACAGCGCAAACACATCCGCCGAAGCGTTGATGGAAGCATTTATCGGGTGCGGGGGCACGGCCCGGACAGCCGGGGCGGATCTGAACGACACAGCGACAGCCCTTGGAATCCTTGCCAATAACGGCACAAAAGGGGCGGAAGCCGGAACAGCCTTAAATTCCATGCTTGTACGATTGACATCAAAGGATGTTGCGATAAACGCCATGAAGGATTTAGGCGTGGCGGTATTTGACGATGCCGGGGAATTTAGGGGGCTTCAGACCGTGCTTGTGGATGTACAGGAAGCACTTTCCGGCCTGACAGCCGAAGAACAATCTTCCTACATGGCATCCATCGCCGGAACTAACTACTATACGGAAATGAGTTATCTGCTTGATGCGGTTGCGGAAAAGGCGGATGGCACAGCTTCCGCATGGGATACGTTATCGGCATCACTGGAAGATTCAGATGGCGCATTGATGAACATGGCGAACACTGTCACGGACACGCTGCCGGGCGCATTTTCCAGGCTTAATTCAGCGGCGGACGATGCGAAGATAAGCCTTGCGGACGCTTTTTCGGATGATTTGAAGGGCTCAATCAACGGATTAGCCGAGTATATACCGACATTGACACAGAAATTTATTGATTTTTCCACAAAATCCGGGCCGAAAATTTCAAAGGCTTTTCGGACTATCCAGAAGGGGGCCGGGGATGTGTGGGAAGTTATTTCTGGCATCGGCGGAGGCATTATAGAGCATTCTGATATGGTAGAGACAGTAATTGCCGGAATCGGAGGCGCCATCATTACTTATAAGGTCATAAGCGGATTGATAGGCACAGCAAATGCAATTAAAGGGATTTCAGTAGCCATTAAAGCCATGACAATAACAAACCCATGGCTTTTGGGTATAACGGCTGCCTTTGCTGCTATTGCTGGCATAACCACAGCAGTCAGGACAGCCGAAAAACAGGCGGCGAAAAGCAACCTGGCAGAGCATTTCGGGGATATCGCCCTTTCGATGGAGGAAATTTCCGAAGCGGCGGAACATATCATTGCAAGCGACAATTTGACGAAAATTCATGAATCAATGGCGGCTTTTGATGAACTGGATGGCATTGCGGACAGTATGCAGGACAGCATAAACGCCATAAACAAAATGAATTGGAAGGTGTCTATCGGGATGGAATTATCATCCGATGATAAAGATTCCTATGTGGCAGAAATCCAGAATTACATCGAACAGGCGCAAGCCTATGTGGAACAAGAGCGGTATGCTCTTAACCTCAATCTTGCCCTGTTTGCGGAAGGGGATTTGGAACGGCAGAACATCGTCACACAGTTAGACGCTTTCTATGCAGATAAATATTCTGAGTTGGAAATCCTTGGCACAAAGCTGAATGAAACCGTTACGGCAGCTTTCGAGGATGGGCTTCTTGACATGGACGAAGCAAAGGAAATCACAGAACTACAGGCGCAAATGGCACGAATCCAAGAAGCCCTTGCCACAAGTGATTTTGATGCACAATTAGAGGTTATGGAGCTTCAGTATTCCGGGGCGGAATTGGATGCGGATTCCTTCCAGGCACTGCAGGAAGAACTTGCGGCGCAAGTGGAAGCGGCATCGGCGGAGTATGAGGAATCACTGCATCTTAGGATTGCCAATTATCAAGTGATGCTTGACGATGGGGCGATTGACAAGTCACAGTATGATGCCGCCGTAAATGAGTTTTGGGAAGATTATTTGACAAGTATGTCCGAACTGGAAGCGAAATCCCTTGATTTCCAGATTAACACCATCATGCAGCAGTACAATGACGATGTGGTAGCTTTCCAGACAAACATGAATGAGGTAATGGCGGAATATACCCATGCGTCCAGTTGGGAAATGAATCCGACAACGGCGATGGCTTGCATGGTGCAGGACCTGTACGACAATGATGTTTCAAAGGACGCAAAGCAAGCCATCGCCATGCTGCTTGAATCCATGCAGCCATCCGTTGAACAGGTGGAGCAGCTGAGGCAGCAGTATGAGGATTTAGGGGAGGAAATCCCGAACTACTTACAGGAAACGCTTGCAAATGCTGATTTGCTGGGCGCAATGACTGCCTACGATAAGGTTATCGGTACGGGCGGTGATGTGGGATCCGTCTGGAAAGTAGCGGAAAGCTATATAGTGAATGATGCCGATTATGAAGCCATCGAGCAGACTTTGAGGGGGTACGGTTGGGAATTGCCGGAAGCCGTGGCGGAGGAACTGGAATCCTCACAGACGGAAACCCTTGCCCCGGCGATAGATGGGATGTATGCGTACAGTGACGAATATATCAACGAACGGTTTTCACAGGGATTTGATGTCAATACGGATGTTAATGTAACGCTGAATCCGATTATTTCCGGCGGAGTTACGGGCGTAGCGCAATCCGCCGCAAGCGCAGCGGCAGCAGTGGCAAAGACAAAAGGGATGCCCGGACACGCCGAGGGCGGAATTTTTGATACGCCCCATGTGGCTTGGTTTGCGGAGGATGGACCTGAAGCGGCGATTCCACTTGACGGCAGCAGCAACGCCATTTCCTTATGGGAAAGGGTGGGGAAACTGCTTGGAGTGTTTGACGGCGGAACGCCGGCCGGACAGGGCGAAGAACTCTATAGCGGCGTGACAAATTATCAGACAACCAACGACAACAGCACAATGGACGATTCCACGGATTCCCGGCAGTTTGTCTTTTCCCCTCAAGTTGAGATAAAAGGGAATGCAAGCCGGGAGGATGTGGAGGAAGCCCTTAATATCTCAATGGAGCAATTCCGGGAGTTGATGGATCAGTATATTGCTGAAAAGTCGAGAGTGTCTTTTGCCTAAAGGAGGTATCGCATGAAAACATATACAACAATACAGGGCGATATGTGGGATTCCATTGCCTATAAGCTGTACGGCAATGAAAAATACATGAGCCTGCTTATGCAGAGCAATTTGGAATTGCTTGATATTTTTATCTTTGGGGCCGGCACGGTGCTAACCGTGCCGGAACTGGAAGCAGAATCAGAAGCGGATATGCCGCCATGGAGATAGCGGGATGAAAACACAGGAACAGCCAAGGGAAGCATTGCTTGAATTATCATATAACGGGGTAAATGCAACGGGGGATTTTTCTTCAAAGTCGGAATCCTTTATGTACACCGATGTTGCGTCCGGGGAAGCTGATACGATTTCCCTTTCGGTCAGCAATACAACCGGGCAATGGTTTAACGGCTATATGCCCGAAGATGGGGATTATGTGGATGCGCAAATTGTTGTACGGAATTGGAGCGGTGAGGGGGATAACCGAAGCCTTTCATGCGGAAAGTTTGACCTCGACAGTTTCAAAGCGTCCGGCTATCCAGAAACCGTCGCCATCGGCGGAATCACAATCCCGATACGGACAAATTTTAATGTGACCGCAAAAAGCCGGACATTCAGCAACACGACAACGAAAGCCATATTAGCGGATTTGTGCGCCGGGGCCGGAATCAGCTTGGTATACGAATCCGAGGATTACAGCATAGAGGAAGTGGAGCAGTCAAGGCAAACCGACATGGAATTCGCTTTTAGTTTATGTAAAAACCATAATCTAGCAATGAAATTATATAACAGCAAGATGGTAGTGTACGACCAAACAGCCTATGAAAAAAAAGCCCCGGCTTACACCGTCCACAAGAGGGATATGCAGACATACAGCTTCGACCGGGCAAAATCAAAGCTGTATGACAGTGTACAAATCCAGTATGCGAATCCGGGGAGCGGTGAAACGCTAACCTATTCTTACACAATCCCCGGCGGCAGCGGAAAGCGGACACTGCACATCAACGAACAGGCGGACACATACCGGGAGGCAGAGATAAAAGCAAAATCACAGCTTTTAGAGAACATTCGGGGCGCAATAAGCATCAATTTCAGAGTAAAAGGCGATACAAAGTACATCGCCGCCCGGAATGTACGTATAGAGGGCATGGGTAAGGCGGATGGAGTATATTTCATCGACCGGGTAACACATTCCAAAAATGCCAAGGGTACATATACCTGCACAATCAAGGCGCATCTTTGCGTTACGCATACGGAATTTTCCGCCCCTACACCGCCGCCACAGGTACAGGCAGCCGCCGGAACTACCTATACGGTAGTAAAGGGGGATTGCCTTTGGAACATTGCCAAGAAATTTTATGGCAGCGGGCCGAAGTATACTGTCATTTACAATGCAAATAAAGGGATTATCAAAAATCCGAGCCTTATTTATCCGGGGCAGGTCTTAACGATTCCTCCGGCGTGATAGGATTGATTCCCTTGGAGGTAGCAGCATGGAAGATATTATCAGAATCGGAAAAGTTTCAACTATCAATTATGAGGCCGGCACGGCATCGATTGTCTACACAGACAGGAACAACGAAGCATCGCCGAGTTTTCCTTTTTTCAGCATGGCCTATGAAATGCCAAAAGTGGATGATACGGTGGTGGCTATCATGCTTCCGAACTCATCCACAAAGGGATTCATCCTTGGAGTGCCCTTCAGTGGAAAGAAAATTCCGGCAGAGAACGGGCAAGGGATTTTTTATAAGGAATTTCACGATGGCACAAGCATTTTATACAACCCAAAAACCAATAACATGGAGATTTCCACGAAAAAAATCACGCTGAAAGCCGTTTCTGCAGACAGCGTGACGGTAAAGGGGGAAATAAAGGCAAAGACCATCACAGCGGAGAAAATCACGGTGGACGATTTGGAAGTGTCCGGCACAGCAAAAATAAACAATCTGGAAGTGTCCGACACAGCAACCGGGCATTTTCCGGCTTAATAGGAGCGTGAAAAATGGCGGTTGGATATTTCGGGGATGTGGTTTTCTCCACATCGGACAAAAAGATACTTAGCTTCCGGGATTTTAAACTTTCCGCATCGTCCAGTTGGGGAGAGCATAAGCGCAACGGGCGGAAGTCTGAATGGGAGTTTTTGGGGCCGAATGCTGAAAAGGTGTCGTTTGTCATAGTGCTTGATGCCAATTTCGGAGTAAGCCCCCGGAGGGAAATTGAAAAGCTGATTGGATATGTGGAAAGCGGCGCAATCAATCCGCTTGTGATAGGTGGAAAGAAAGTAGGGAGCAAGTGGAGGGCCACGGCATTATCGTCTACATGGGCGCACATAATGAACGATGGGAAACTTGTAAAGGCATCCGCCTCCATCACGCTTGAAGAATATGCATAGGGAGGGCTTGCGGATGATTGCAATAGGTGAAACTGAATTTGAATTAAATTCCCCGGTGGATATGGCACTTCGGAAAGAACTGCTTGAAAATGCTGCCACAATCCTTTCAACGCTACGTGGAACGAATCCACAGGATAGGGGAATGGGGCTTGTGCCAAGCAACATCATCGGGCGGCCCGTCTATGCTGCAAAGGGGGCTTTTACCGTAGAGGCGATAGAGCAGATAGACACATACGAGCCTAGATTATCAGTTGTAGAAGTGAATTTCGAGTATAGGGAAAGCAAAATTATTCCAAAGGTGGTGCTTACATACAATGGCGATTAACATTCAAAATCTTTATGATTTGCCGGATATTTCCGTGATTGATGATGTGGACATAGAGGGCATGAAAAAAGAAATGATTGCGGACTTTGAGGCAAAGTACAAAGAGGAAACCGAGGAAACCGTGACGCTTTATCCGGCGGACAAAGACCGAATCAAATTGAACGTGGTGGCAAATAAGCTGTATCAGGCTTATCAGTGTATAGACAGGGGCTTCAAAATGAATTTCCTTAAATACGCATATGGGGATTATCTGAAACACCTTGGCGCAATGAAAAAGACATTCAAACAGGAATCACGGTCGGCCGTGACAGTGCTTCGCTTCTCCCTTATGGAAGCCCGTACACAAGTAACGGCGATTCCACAGGGAAAAAGGGCAACGGCCGGGGATAACATCTTTTTTGCCACGGATGATTATGCGGAGATTGCCGCCGGGCAGCTTTTTGTCGATGTCCCGGCTACTTGCACGGAATTAGGTACGGTTGGCAATCAGTACATCCCAGGACAGATTAATGCAATGGCGGACAAAATCCCTTATGTGGCGAAGGTGGAGAACATAAGCACATCGGACGGGGGCAGCGGAGAGGAAAAAGATTCCGCATTCCGGGAGAGAATCTTTCTTGCACCATCGTCCTATTCCACCGCCGGCCCGGAAGATGCATATATATATTGGGTGCGGCAGTATAATTCTGCGGCGATTGAAGATGTAAAAGTGAACACAACAGAGGATGCCGAAGTGGATATCCGGCTTGTTCTTACGGATGGCGCATTGCCATCCGCCGCTTTCCTTGCCGATTTAACTGAGTACCTTAAAACATCCGCCATTCGTCCGCTTACGGATAAGATGTCGGTTGCCGCCCCGGATGTAGTGGACTATGAACTTGATTTTGTTTACTATATTGAGCGGAGCAACAAGGGGAACGTTGAAACCATACAGGCGGCAGCAGAGGAAGCCAAGGATGCTTATGTGGTATGGCAGAAAACGCATATTGGAGCAGATATCAATACGGATGTTCTTGTGGAGTTTTTAAGGGCGGCCGGCGTGAAAAGGGCCGAAATCAAAAAGCCTGCATTCAAAATTATCACGAACACACAAATAGCATCGGCGAAATCCGTTAAAATGGCGTATGGAGGATTAGAGGATGATTAGTCTTTCAGAAGTCGGCGGCTTATACCTATCGACCCCGGCAAACATCAAGAATGCCCGGACAAAAGCCTTCATGTATGCGTGTGACAGGCAGATAAAAAAACTTCTGGAACGTGCGGAAAAGGCAAAAGTGTGGTGTGCCATAGAATCAGTGGATGAAAAATACCTTGACTATATGGCGGCGGATTGCCGTGCGCTTTTTTATAATTCATCGCTTGCCCCGGATGTGAAGCGCAAGCTGATAGCAAATTCTCAATACTGGTACATGAAACTTGGTACATTGGCGGCCATGGAAGAAATGTTAAATATTGTTTTCCAGTGTACAGAAGCAAAAATAGAAGAATGGTACGATTATTCAGGAGATGCTTTCAGATTTCGCGTTGCGGTTCCTCAAATTACTGACATGGAAATATCAGAGTTCTTTAAATATATCAATGAAGTAAAAAATGCAAGGTCCATTTTTGACGGATTAATTTTGCGTCGAATTGAGAAAACAAAAATATATGTCGGTATAGCCAAAGAAGAATTTGTCAAGGAGCATAAAGGGATAAATCCGTATAATAAAGTGGTCTGCCAGAAAACAGGAATACATATTGGACATCAGTCATGCAGGCACATTATTGTATCATATAAAGCAAAAATATAAAGTAAAAAGAAGGGAGACTAACCATGGAAGGAACTATCATTACAAAAAAAGGGCTCAAATTACTGCTAAAGCTATTAGCATCAGAAAGTGAGCTGCACTTTGTCCGTGCGGCAGTCGGAACGGGAAAAATGCTACAAAATTATGATCCGGCCAGTATGTTAGACCTGGTAAATTACAAAATAGACGGCACAATATCAAAATGCAAATCGGACGGAAACATTGCACAGATCACCATGCAGATTAACTCAGATGGGATAAAAGAGGGGTTTATTATCACCGAGGCCGGAGTATATGCAATGGATCCTGACGAAGGGGAAATACTGTATGCATATATTGACCTGAGTGATGATCCGCAGTATATGTATGCAGAGGGTGGGGAGACAATAAAATTCATTGAAATTACGCTGGATATTGTAATCGATGCAAACGTAAAGATAAGCGCATATCTAAATCCCAATAGTCTGATTACAAAAGCCGAAATGGAAGAACAGCTTTTGCCGTTGAATAATCATATGTTGGATAAAAACAACCCTCACGATATTGACAAGGAGCAGTTGGAGCTTGGGAATGTTGATAATACACATGACATGGACAAGCCCGTCTCTATAGCACAACAGGAGATGATAGATGCCACATATAGGCAGGCTACTGGATATGTAGATCGGGCCATTTCAGCTCTGATTAATGGCGCGCCCTCTACACTTAATACGTTGGGTGAGATTGCCGCTGCAATGGGACAAAATGCGGATGTTGTAGCAGCGTTGGATGCCGCTATAAGCTCAAAAGCTGACGCAGCAGAATTTGACACCTTGCAAAAGATTGCGCAGACTAAGGACGGGGATGCTAAGGACAATACAGTATCCTATGAGAGTGGGGATGCAACAACCCCTAATGGATGGAAAAATTTTCCCCTTTTTAAGACAAAGGAAAATCTTAGTAATCTTTTTAACAAATTATCGTTAGTGGCCCATAATGCGAGATGGCTTTATAAGATGTTAGGAACTACGGACATATCTTCGATAGGGAACGGTACGGTTACGGGGGCAATCAATTCACTAAACACGGGCTTGGACAATATGATGCGTTCTATATCACAGATTAGCCGGGTCGCGGGCGTTACATCCGCAGCGGCATATCCATACATCGAATTACCTGATGGGTATACA